AACCAGGTAGTTCTTTTACTATCTCAGGTTCTACAATGACTTTTGCTAGTAATTTAGCAACAGGAGATGTCATTGACTTCGTTCAAATATTAGGTAATGTATTAGATCTGGGTCAGCCCTCAGATGATACTGTAAAGACTGCAAGTATACAAGCAAATGCAGTTACAGCTGCTAAATTAAACAATGATATTATATCAGGTTTAACTGCTTTAACATCTGCACCTGATGATACAGATGAATTTTTAATAAGTGATGCTGGTACAATTAAAAGAATTGATGCTAGTTTAGTTGGCGGAGGTTCAGTTGAATTACTTTATTCAACAAATGCCATGAGTGGTTCTGTTTTTAATATTGATAATATTTTTTCAACAAATCACAGAGTATATAAAATTTTTGTTGACAAGGCTTATGCAAGTAATGATGCAGAGTTTCAGTTTAATTTTAGATCAGGTGGTTCAAGTGGATCAATACAAAATGCTTCTAATTATAGATTTACAGGAGTTAGACAAGAAAGACACTCTAGTGGTGGAGCTTCTGTAGCTATTGCAAATACTGAATGGGGTATAACTTATGGAAGATTTGGACAAACAATGGAAAGTGGAAATGCTTCTTTTTCAATGCAATTAGATATGACAATTTGGAATCCTATTGATACAAGTCCAACACACTTTAGAGCAATCTCAAATAGTTATGATGATGGAGCATCATATATTGTCGGATATGATAATAGTGGTGTTTATCAAGATAATGCATCAATTACAGGTATTGCGTTTAATGCTTCATCTGGAAGTTGGTCATCTGGTGCAGTAAGAGTTTATGGATATAAGGAGAGTTAAAAATGACTAAACATGTTGTAAATGACAAACTTGTAGATATGAATGAAGCTGAACAAAAGGCTTATGATGAAAGAACAGCAGAAAATGAAAGATTAGCTGTACCAAGATCATTAGAAATTTTAAGAATAAGAAGAAATGCAAGATTACAAGATTGTGATTGGACAGATTTACCAAATGCACCTTTAACAGAAACAAAAAAAACAGAATGGAAATCTTACAGAACTAAATTAAGAGATATAACAGATGGATTAGATACAGTTGAAAAAATTAAAGCTGTAGAGTTTCCAACTAAACCATCGGAGTAATAGATGTCAATCAATGTATGCAATGACAGATCCATGGCATCCATTACCAGTCTCCCTTCAGGGGTATCTGGTAGTAGCTTAGTATTATTAGAAACACAAACTGCTAGCTCTAGTGCTACTTTAAGTTTTACTAGTAATATAGATTCTACTTATAAAGAATATATATTTAAATGCATAGATATACATCCCGCTACTGATGATGTTAGATTTACATTTCAAGCTGATACTGGTACAAATACAAATTATAATCAAACTATAACTTCAACTAATTTTGCAGCAAACCATGGTGAAGATGGAAATAACGGTGCACTAGCATATGATTCGGGAGAGGATCAAGCACAAGGCACAGCTTTTCATAGGTTAGTTGGATCAGTGGGAAATGACAATGATCAATGTTGTGTTGGCATACTTCATATATTTAATCCATCATCTACTACATTTGTAAAACATTTTATTGCAACATTTCAAGAAACAAGAAATAATAATTCTTCTAAAGAACATTTTACTGCAGGTTATTTTAATACTACAACAGCCATTACTAGGTTTCAATTTAAAATGTCATCTGGTAATATAGACTCAGGAACAATAAAACTATACGGAGTTGTGTAATGTCAATTGTAACTTATAACAACAGAAGCATTGCAAATATCTCAGCTGTACCTGGGGCAGCTAAAGCATTAACACATATTAAAACTTTAACTGCTAGTTCTAGTTCTACTTTATCTTTTGTAGATGGTAGTAGTGATGTTGTATTAGACTCAACATATCCTATTTATTTATTTAAATTTATAAATATTCATCCAGCAACTAATAATACTGATTTTAGTTTTAATGCATCAGATGATGATAGCAGTCATAGTTATGATGTAGTTAAAACAACAACAACTTTCGATGCTTTTCATAAAGAGGATGGAGGAAATCAGGCTTTAAATTATAAAACTGGTGGTGGTGAAGATATTGCTCAAGGCACTGGATTTCAAATTTTAACTTTAGATGGTGGGGTTGGTAATAATAATGATGATAATTTTAATGGAGAATTATTTTTATTTAACCCATCATCAACAACTTTTGTAAAACATTTTTTTGCAACTACAACTCACGGTTATAATGCCTCTCCAGCTTTTCTTATGAATAGTTATATTGCTGGATATTTTAATACAACAGCAGATATTACAGCCATACAATTTAAATTTGCTTCAGGAAACATAGACGCTGGCACAATAAAACTCTACGGACTAAAGGATTCATAATGAGCATAGTTACACTTAATGATAGAGCAGTTAGATCGGTCACAGCCTTTGGGTCTTTAAATACTGGATCTATGGTGTTTATTAAAAAATTAACAGCTAGTTCTAGTTCTACTATAAGTTTTGTTAATGGTAGCTCAGATGTGGTGTTAGATTCTACTTATAAAGAATATTTGTTTACATTTAAAAATATTCATGCAGCAACTGACGGGCAGCAATTTAGATTTCAAACAAGTACTGATGGTGGGTCTAGCTACGGAGTAACTTTAACTTCAACTTACTTCAATGCGTATCATAAAGAAGATGGATCAGAGCAAGCATTAGGTTATATAACAGGTAGTGATAAAGCACAGTCAACTGATTTTATGGTTTTAGGCAGTGGTGATAACGAAAATGACAGTGGTATTTCTGGTTTTATGAATTTATTTAATCCAGCTAGTACAACATTTGTTAAACATTATATAGCAAGAACAATTAATGATCCAAGCACTTATGCACAAGATGAATTTACTGCTGGTTATTTTAATACAACTAGTGCAATAAATGCTGTACAATTTAAATTTGCTTCAGGAAATATAGATGCTGGAGATATTTGCTTATACGGAATTTTATAATAAGGAGAAAAAACAATGCCAAGATATCATAACATAAATGGAAACAGAGTTCAGTTTACGGCAGCTGAAGAAGCAGCTAGAGATGCTGAAGAGAAAGCATGGGCAGATGGTGCTCTAGGAAGAGCACAAGCTAACCTTAGATCTAGAAGAAACCAACTGCTAGCTCAAACTGATTTTTATGCTTTGTCTGATGTTACAATGTCTGATGACATGGAAGCATATAGACAAGAGCTTAGAGATTTTCCAGCAGATAAAGATACTGTTGAAAAATGTGAAAACGCTGTGTGGCCTACTAAACCTGAGTAATGGCTCGGAAGTTCAAAGCATACGTTGAAAGACCAAAGCCAAAGAAAAGACCACGAGTACATAAAAAAAATAAAAATAAACAAGAAAAGCGTATGCAAAAAAAATATAATAGGCAAGGGAGATAATGTCAACTACTACTAAAACTAAAACTGTAACATCACCTAGTAATATACAATTACAAAAAGGTGCATTAACAGCTGTACAAAAAGAACAAACTGGTAGTCAAAAAGCAACTGCATTAATAGAAAGTTTAGCTGCAGGTAAACCTAGTCTACCTACAGGTACAACTTTAAATCCACAGTTACAGAACGTA